ATGATTATCTGATGGATGGAAACAAAGGTGCTTTTATGTATCTCGCTCCTCCTTATGATATTAAGGATAATCTCTATGGGAACAAAGGATCAATGCACAAAGGATTTGATCACGATAAGTTTGCTTCTGATTGCGATGCTAACAATATGGATCAACTAGTAAGTTATAACTCTGATCAACTTGTAAAAGATCGTTTTAAGAACTGGAATGCCGCTGAGTTTGACTTAACTTACACGATGCGTTCTGTTGGTGAATATATGCGTGAGCAAAAACAACGTAAAGAACTATTGTTATTTAATTATGGAATTGAAGGATTGGTTAAATTCGATTAATTTTACAAAGGAAAATCTATCAGAAGATATTAGTTCTTATCCTCCTTTTGTTATCAATAGATGTTTATCAGGACACATTGATTGTATTCTTTTTGCAAATGAAATGAATATGCATCATCAACTTGATAAAGATATGCAATATTCGTTTTATCTAAATAGTCTAAGGAAAAAGAAGAGATTTTCTCCCTGGCTCCGTAAGGATAAAGTCAAAGATTTAGAATGCGTTAAGAAATACTATGGATATAGTAATGAAAAGGCATCTCAAGCTTTGAAGATTCTAAATAAAGAACAACTTAATTTTATTAAACAACGACTTGAAACTGGAGGAACAAAATGACTACTACGGTAGAACCTACTGTTGAATGGTCTCAGGACCAAATGGTAGAGGTGATTCTTAATGAACCTGATGACTTTCTCAAGGTTCGTGAAACTTTGACACGTATTGGAGTTGCATCTAGAAAGGAGAAAAAACTCTATCAATCTTGCCATATTCTCCATAAGCAAGGTAGATACTACATTGTTCATTTTAAAGAACTGTTTGCTTTAGATGGAAAGCATACTAATTTGACAGTAAATGATGTTCAACGTCGTAATCGTATTGCACGTTTGCTTGCTGACTGGGGACTTATTACCTTTGTAAAAGAAGAGGCAGTTTCTGATATTGCACCTCTCAACCAAATTAAAGTCCTTTCTTATAAAGATAAGGGAGATTGGATTTTGGAACAAAAATATAATATCGGCAAGAAAGGAAAGGGAGTAGAAACCGAATAAATATTGGTGTGCCATTCGTGCGGCACTCTACAAAAGTCGGAACACCCTAAAAAGAGGTTCGGTTTTACCGATACCTCTTTTTTTCGTTTCTTGTATAATTAATAATGGATGCCGTAAGGATCCACAAAACACAAACTCGCTTTTAAAGGAGCTACAATAATGACTAACCTAATGCGTTATACTTCTGCAGATCTTCCTGCTCTGATGGATAGGATCACTCGCAATAGCATTGGTATGGACGAATACTTTGATCGTTTATTCAATCTTCACGAAACTACTTCCAATTATCCCCCATATAACTTAGTTCAAGTTAGTAATGTAGAATCACGACTTGAACTTGCACTTGCTGGATTTAAAAAGAAGGAGGTTTATGTCTATACACAAGATGGGAAATTATTTGTCGAAGGACAAAAAGAGGATAAGGAATCCGACACCAACTACGTCCATAAGGGACTGGCTCAACGATCTTTCAAAAGAGCATGGACAATGGCAGACGATACAGAAGTCGCAGATGTATCATTTGAAGATGGACTCCTCTCTGTCAACCTGAAAAAGATTGTTCCTGAGCACCATAAGCGAAAGGATTATCTCTAAATAAAAATAAAAAATGAAATCCTTCAACGAGTTCAAAACAATTGCGTATAAGGGAGCAATTCCACATACTGTTTATTCTCAAGGAAAGCAAAAGCAAGTTCCAAAAGGAAAAGCAGTTCCTGTGAGAAGTCGTTCAAGTGCTGGTGGTAATGGAGATTCTGGTGATGGAAGTGGTGGAGATGGTGGAGAATAAATAGATTTGAATATCGTCGGCGCGAGGAGCACCTGGCAAAATCCAGGTTGACTCCTCCTTTTTTTATTGCTAAAATACTAAGAGGTATGGAGTAAAGATGACCGCGAAACTTGTTTTATTGAAGTCTGGAGAAAAACTTATTTCTAATGTCAAAGAGGGTTTTATTGAAGAAAAACTAATTTGTTATTTGTTAGAAAAACCTTGTACTATATCTGTTAATGGATCGTATAAGATTCTTGACGATGAAAGTGATAATGAAGAAAATAGAGTAAGTATTTCCCTACAGTCTTGGCCTTTATTTTCCAATCAAAATACAATTCAAATACCTCCAGATTGGATTCTTTCTTTTGTTGATCCAACTGATCAATTGAAGGAGACATATGAAACTCAAGTATTGGGATTAAACAAAGAGGAAAAAGAAAATGATCAAAATATTGTACTTGCTGAACAATCAGATTCTGATCAGCAAAATTGAAGAAGTTACTTCTGAACTTGGAGAACCAGATTGTAAATTAATTAATCCTTATTTAATTAAGGATAATCTAATTTCTGAAATGCAAAAAGTTTTAGAACCATTCTTAGTTGGTATTACTAAGCAAACCACATTTATGATGAGTTCGGATAAGATTCTGACCCTTGCGGATCCAACTCCAACTCTACTTGAAAAATATGAGGACTTGATTAAAGAATGAGATTTTACACTAATGTTCAGTTGATTGGAAATCAATTTTTGGTTCGTGGAGTAGAGAATGGTAAAAGATTTGAAACAAGAGATGAGTTCTTCCCAACTCTTTATGTAAAAACTAAAAAAGATTCTAAGTATAGGACATTAAGTGGAGAAGCAGTAGAACCAATTAATCCAGGAACAGTTAAGGACTGTCGTGAGTTCTATAAAAAATATGATGAGATTGATGGATTTGAGATCTATGGAAATGATCGATATATCTATCAATACATCTCAGAAAAATATCCAGAGGATGAAATCAAGTTTGATATAAGTAAAATCAAACTTGTAACTTTGGATATTGAGGTTGCATCCGAGCAAGGATTCCCTGATGTAGAATCTTGTTCTGAAGAAATTCTTGCAATCACTATTCAAGATTATACAACTAAAGAAATTATTACCTGGGGAGTTAAACCTTTCAATAACAAACAAAGTAATGTGACTTATAATTACTGTCCGAGTGAATATGAACTCCTTAATAACTTTATTAACTATTGGATGGTTGATGTTCCCGATGTTGTAACTGGATGGAACATTCAGTTGTACGATATCCCTTACATTTGTAAGCGTTTGAACCGCGTTCTTGGTGAAAAGTTGATGAAACGCTTTTCCAACTGGGGACTTGTGACAGAAGGTGAGATTTATATCAATGGTCGTAAGCACACGACATTTGATGTTGGTGGAATGACTCAGCTTGATTATTTGGATCTTTATAAGAAATTTACTTATAAAGCACAGGAATCATATCGTCTTGATTATATTGCTGAAGTAGAACTTGGACAGAAAAAACTTGACCACTCTGAGTTTGATACCTTTAAGGATTTTTATACCCAGGGGTGGCAAAAGTTTATTGAATATAACATAGTTGACGTAGAACTTGTTGATCGACTTGAAGACAAGATGAAGTTGATTGAACTCGCACTTACTATGGCATATGACGCTAAAGTAAATTATGCTGATGTGTTTTATCAGGTGCGTATGTGGGATAATATCATCTATAATTATCTCAAGAAAAGAAACATCGTTATTCCTCCAAGAAGTAAAACTCAGAAGAATGAAAAGTATGCGGGTGCTTATGTAAAAGAACCAAAACCAGGAATGTATGATTGGGTTGTTAATTTTGACTTGAATAGTCTATATCCGCACTTGATTATGCAATTCAATGTAAGTCCAGAAACTCTTGTTGATGAAAAGCATCCAACTGTAACCGTGGATAAGATTCTTAATAAAGAGATTACATTTGAAATGTATAAGGACTATGCAGTATGTGCAAACGGTGCAATGTTCCGAAAGGATTTTCGTGGAATGCTTCCAGAACTCATGGAGAAGATGTACAACGAACGTGTTATCTTCAAAAACAAGATGATTGCTGCTAAGAAAGAATATGAGAAGACTCCTACCAAAGAACTGGAGAAAGAAATCTCTAGGTGTAATAATATCCAAATGGCAAAGAAGATTTCACTTAACTCTGCGTATGGGGCTATCGGAAATCAGTATTTTCGTTACTATAAACTTGAGAATGCCGAAGCCATTACTCTCAGCGGACAGGTTGCGATCCGCTGGATTGAAGGAAAAATGAATACATATCTGAATAAGATTTTGAAAACGGAGGACGTTGATTATGTTATTGCTTCAGATACTGATTCTATTTACCTTAATATGGGTCCTTTGGTTGAACGTGTATACAAAGGAAGAGAGAAAACTACTGAGAGCGTTGTTTCGTTCCTTGATAAGATCTGTCAAATGGAACTTGAAAAATATATTGAAAGTTCTTACCAAGAATTGGCTGACTATGTGAATGCTTATGATCAGAAGATGTTCATGAAACGTGAAAATATTGCTGATCGTGGCATCTGGACTGCTAAAAAACGATATATTCTTAATGTGTGGGACAGTGAAGGTGTTCGGTATTCTGAACCTAAACTGAAGATCATGGGTATTGAGGCAGTTAAATCATCCACACCAGCACCATGCCGCAAGATGATTAAGGATGCTCTCAAACTTATGATGAGTGGAACTGAAGATGATGTAATTAACTTTATTGAAAAGAGTCGGAATGAGTTTAGAAAACTTCCTCCAGAACAAGTTTCCTTCCCACGTTCTGCTTCTGATGTGAATAAGTATAGGTCTAGTTCTTCAATCTACGAAAAAGGAACTCCTATTCATATTCGTGGAGCACTTCTGTTCAATCACTATATCAAGCAGGCAAATCTAACGAATAAGTACTCTCTGATTCAAAAT